CACCTAGGATAAGCCTCCTCACTGTCTGAGTCAGTTGGAAGATTTCTTCTAACAATTTCCATATAAGCGTCAACAATGTCTTCGATTTTTGGCGAGAGTTTTCTTTTTGCTTCTTGTACAGTAAGAACCACTTGTCTATTCTGAGACATTTTTTCATACATTGGACTATTATAAAAAACATCACGAAGAACGTTGTAATTTTCTAATAGCAATGCTTCTTTGATTAAATTTTCAAATATTTCTGTTAGCTTCATCTGAATATAGACCTTTCGGTTAGAATCTTGAATTTCCACCCACGTTCTTCTGCATACTTGGAAGCAGCTTTCCACTTATCCGTGTTTTGTTGGTAAGTGAGACTCTCTTCGATATATGTGGATTCTTTTTTATTTCCTTTCTTGACTGGTTGTGTCTGGTTGTAGGGCTTGATCTCTAATAATTCTTTCTGTATTCCATGTTTGTTCTCATACTCAACATAGATATCCACTAGGTATCTCGCCTTTCTTTGTTTGACCGTATTGTAGTATGGGACAACCACAACCTCAGAACCCCATTTCTTAACAGCAGGGGAACGATCCAAGAACTCGAAGACACTCTTCTCGTAAGAAGAAAGGTATCTTGGTGTCTTGGTTCCTATGTACTTGTCCCAGTTCTGGACTTCGTACTTTCCTTGTTTGTAACTTCTAGCCATGTATTAATTATCGTTGGCCGCTAATACCATTTTCTTCACAACAATTGATGGAAGTGGATTATATATCATGTCACCGATTAGATTTTTAGCATCCTCTAGAATTAAAATAGTATCTTCATTTAACTGATCTTTGATCATAGGAAGATTTTGAATCATTGAAATTATTGTTTGACTAATAGAGAAAAGTGCATCAGAATCTTCTCCAAAAATGAAGTTAATCTCATTTCTACCATCTCCACGAAGATGGGATGCAAAATCTGAAAAGACGTTTACAAATTCATTAACATCATCTGCATCTGCGGGGTGTGCTATCCTAGCTATAGAAATTGTATTAGTGAGTGGACGATGTAAATCAGTTCCTAATACCATTTTACCAGTATCAATGAGTTCCCCCCAATCTGAAAATGTTCTACCAATAGCATGTTCAGTTACAAAGTTACCAAACGTTTCAAACGCATTGGAAAAGTTTCGTTCTTGCATAAACACACCAAACCCCATAGCATTAATTAATGACACTAGGGAGTCAAACATTTCACGACTAGACCTGCCACCACTCTTTTCTTTAAAGCTTGTGAAGTTCTCTGCCGTTCTCATATCAGATATAATATCTTTTCCAAAAATTCCCTTAGTCAGCTCAACTAAACCATCCGTAGGTTCACCTGTTTCATACAAAATATCCTTAAATTCTTTAATAGACAAATCATTATTAGATGAATCAAATATTTCGTAATCGTCAATATTGAAATGTATGTAAACTGCAAGTTTATCATATGGGGTAGCAAGTCTAGTATGAATATAATACAAATCACCATCATCACTATAGTCATTGAAGTAATTGCGTTTTTTTGTAGAAGCTGTACACCATTTGGTTCCTTTACCTAGCTTGCACGAAGCTTCTGTTGTATTAGGTTTAAAAGCTATGAGATTTCCAGATTTGTAGATTATGTCGTATTTTTTAGCTTCTTCTTTTTGTCTTCTCTTGTAATCTAGATTCATTAGAACATCGTTTGTCACTATAGTAATTAGGCTCAATACCATTTCATCTGATCCTAATTTTTTTGCAGTAGAAATCCAATAACCAGCATTACGGTGTTCTGGATTTTTGAATTTTATATTCCTTTTCACGAACATTTCATAAAGCTTAAGAACATCATCGATGCCATAATCTCCACCAGTATATCTATTGATCATTTTATCAAAATCTCTGAGCCTCGCAATCTCCTCACGATCCTGTTTTAGAATTCGCATTCCCTGTTCATAGTATCGTTGAAGAGCATCATAATTCTCAATAAGAATAGCTTCTTTTATAGTTTGTCTGATGATTTCTGTTAGTTTCATTATTGATATTCCATATATTGACTAATTTTTGTTTTGAGAAGCACGGTATTGGTTCTAGCAATGGCAGGTGAAATAATGTCAGTGATTCTTTCTTTGGGAATCTTATCCCATGTTACCGCATACACTCCTGTTCCTGCTCTTTTTGCTTTCCAACCATCCCGCTGATCATATCGAATTTTAAGAACCTGATGAATGTTTCCGTCGCCACCTGTAGGAACGGCAGCAGCATGAATACGGCCATAGAATTCGGATGGTTCGATGAATCCTGTTTCTTTAATGTTGTCATATTCTTCTTTGCTAACAGATCGATACAGGTACTTAAGGGGAGCATCGAAGTTTAGTTCCAACTTTCCAGTTGAATCCTCTATCTCTAATATATCATCGCTTTCGAATAGTTGGGTAATCTTCATTACTGGTGCCTTAAAACGTTTAGTTATATTTATACATCACATAAAAAGAAAGCCCCTCGTTTGAGGGGCTTTGTGGCTCGATCTCAGCTTACTTTCGAAGCTTCTTGAGTCGATCCTTTAGAGCGGAGTTTTGAGGCTTGGATTCGGGCTTGGCCTCTTCCTCTTGTGCTTCCTCTTCTTGAGAAGCATCATCCTCTTCCTGCTCTTCTGGCTCTGATTCAGGAGCCTTCTCCTTTTTCTTGTTGATCCGGTCAAGTGGGTTTTCCTTGGTCTTGGCGGAACCGCTATCAGTAGAACCACCACCAGTAGACTCGCCGTTCTTGGCCTTTTCGTCAACCTCTTCTGCCTTTTCGAGCCACTTGGCAACGTCCTCAGAAGATGCTGCTGGTGGAATAATGTCAAGGTCGGAGTAGTCGTACTGCTCTACAACCATATCATCGAACACTTCCATATCTTCCTCTTCGATCTTCTCCCGAGCAAAGTAGGAGTTCTCATAGGATGCCCAACCACCAGCATTCTTGGTTTTCTTGATAACCAGTGGGGTGAATGGAATGTCATCCTGATCGATCTGGCCTTCGGATACAGTTTCCTTAATCATGTTCTCCATAGCATATGGTAGGTACATGATCTTGACTTGGTTGTGATCTTCTGACTCATTTACCTCGATTGGACTTTCTAGAACGATGACAGATACAATGGTGTAGTCACGCGCAAACCAACGCTTTGCTTCTTCCTTGTATGCCTTGTCGCCAGTATCATTGAACTCGTTTAGGAGATCAAAGCCTTTTTGACACGCAGGGCAGTTATCACCAGATGAGGTGTATGCACAGTTAACGGAACCTGCACCGGGGAGTTTCAGGTTAGGGCCGTGCTTCTTGAACTTAGTCCAAAGCTCGCCGTTAACATCAGGGATAAGAAGAACTTTCATCTTCTCGCCTTCTTTGAGATCGTAGTAATTGAGAATTCGTAGGTCTTTGCCACCTTTCTTCTCATTGTTGATCTCGTTCTTTAGGTCTTTCTTGATTTTCATCTTTAGGTTCATAGTCTGTTTACCTTTTGGTTAAATTAAGTATTTCTTTCGTTGCACTTATGCTGATAAAGTCCTTACCAGCATACTATTTAGTCTATCAGATTTAGGCTACTGGTGCAACAATGATTTTGAGAATATCAACATCGAATACGGCTACACCATGTTCTGTTACAAACAATGTGCATTGATCATCATCTGACCGTTCGACCGACTGCTTCATGACTCGCTGGAATGGCACAACCTCCCAAGAAGCCTTGTCAGTCTTATCGTATTCAACACTAATTTCATCAGTAAAGGAATCATCCTCACCATCAAAGATGGAAACAGATGCGGTTCCTTCATCAGAAACGGAAATGCTGATAGTTCTCTCGGCCTTGTCACCAGTATAACTCATGGACGCAATAGCCTGTGAGAGATAATCGGTGTATTCCTTATCGAACGCAATCCGATCCTCTTCATCCATATCACCGGGAACCTTCTTTGGCGCAATAACACTGGAAGGATCGGCACAGCGATATGATACTTTCTTACGTCCCTGTTTCACCTTGATGTTGGTGACAACATCATCACTATCCTCGTATTCGATCGACGCTTTTGAATCATCGAATAGCTGAATTCGTGATAGTAGTCCCTTAACACTCTGAACACCCATAGGATGTTTGCCAATTTGCTCATCAATCGTATCAAAAACGATGATGGTTCGATCTTTGTTTGATCCTCGAATTTGCGTTTTACCATCATCGGTAGGTTCGAAGACGGTTTCTTCTACCCCCACCGAAGAAAGTACTTCTAGCACATGCTTAATTGTATCCATATTCTCTCCTTTTCAAATGAGGGGCCAGTATAACCCCTCTTGTTGTTAATGTCAAGTACTTGGAACTTCATCAATACGATATGGTTCCTCATCCTTTTGTACAAACACAACCCGTGTAATACCTGATTTCTTCATGTGGTGCATGAACACCGAGAATGCTTCACGGGATTTCCATACAACAGGAACGCTACCTTGGAAAGATGGATTTCCCATTGCAATGCAGCCTTCTAGTTGCTTTGGATAATTTGCCTGATGAAATCGAATGTAAGTTCGGCCCGGTACATCTTTGACAGTCCAACCATGCTTATAGCTCTTATTGGTTAACCGTTCAATCAGCGGAGAGACTTCTAGAGAAAGATCATAAGTTCCCTCTGGAATACAGGATTTACCCTTCTCGTTGTCATTCCACGGACGCTCAATCATATGG